AGTTTTCCATTGATTAGTAAATGGATTTACGATCCACCATTTTACTCCAGTATTTTCTGCTGAATATTTATCATGTGTTGAGGGATTTGGATCACAATTTGTGTGACTATGAAAAACACCAATAATATTACCTTTATCTTCTGTCTTAGCCCAATCTAAAGGATCTATTGTAAATGTATTTTTTTTGTCAAAAGATATATTTTTACAAGGCATATATTTTTCTTTTCCTTTAAAAATATATATCAAACCACATGCTTCATTTGGGATTTCATCCTTGGCATGTTGTAACGCTTTATCCTTCCAATTCAATTTATAAACTCTCCTACGCCAGGAAAATCATTTGGTAATATTTGTCTTTTAGGTAATTTTACACCAGCAACATCAGATTGCATTGAACATTCAAATTGACACATGTCTTGATTTTCTAATGATTTTCTAGCTATAAGAAAAATTTGGTCAGGCCATTTTTGATTAGCATCTGGAGTTCCGAAAGGGTTAGAATTATTTGGAAAATTTTCATTATCTAAAAATTTTGCCAAAGTTCGTATCCTTACTAATGTAGAACCAATTAAATCATTTCCAACAGTAATTTTATTAACTTCAAGCATCATTGCTGAAATTGTACCTCCTGGTAAAGATGTTCCTCCTTGAGGTATTGTCCATGTATTTTGAGAACTTGGATCAACATTAGATATAGTTAGTTTTGGTCTTGGAAGCTGTCCTTTTATAGAAGTTTCAAAACCCTCTGCCATAATAGGAAATGGCTCATATACCTTACTATCAAAATGTATTGCTAAATCATATATAGCTGTTGAAGTTGACTTGTTTATACCTGAGTGAAATCTTTTTATAGGTCTTTTTGCAGTCCATACCACTGTATTATCCGTAACTGTATTACCTTCTACTGTCGGAAAACTAGGCTCATTAGAACCGGTAGTACCTGCTGTGGTACATTCAAAAACCATTGGTAAAGGTGGAAAGCTATTATCAAACTGCAAAGTATTTGAACTAACAGTAGTGCCTAATGAAATTGATGTAGATGGTAACCATTTCGCAAAATGCAAATGTTGATCTAAATGTATTTCAAATAATTCAATTACAGATGATGGATCTATGCTTTGTAGTTCACTTACTGTGTTTTCTGGTGTTGTCATTAAGGTTCTGCTACTTGCTCAAATTCTGTTGATATTGTTGTTGTCCCATTAGCTGTTTGTGATGCAGACCATTTTCTAGAGACATACTTTGCTGTTTGACCAAATGGATCTGTAAAATTAAATGCTGTTTTACCTCCCTCATTATTTAAAAAATTTAATATATTATTTCTTTCAGTATCAGATCTATTTTTAAATTCAAGCCTCCATCTTTTTAAATTATTATTTAGACCTTTTGAAAATCTTGCTTGATAATTATCTCCTAACTGAATAGTGCTTACTTCTGGTTGTTGCGATAATTGAATAGTATAAGAAGGTATAAAAGAAAATGTATTTGCCATAATTTAGTTAAAAAGTAAACCGCCAGGTCTTTGTTGCTTTAGTAGCTCTTGTTCAACAGCAGCCCCTAGCATTTGACCAAGCATTTCTGCTTTAGTGTTATCACCTTTAACAGAACTGCCTGATGCATCAACATTAACATTAATATTACCTATTCCACCTCCTTGTGCAATAACTCCAAGCTTGCCACCACGACCACGACTCAACGGAAGTATAGCTTCTGGCCCAGCCTCTCCCATAAGACCAATCCCTCTCGAGAAACCAAAAATTTGAGGTTTATTCACAATGCCACCTTTTGAGTATGGAACTATACCATTTTTACTAAATGCATTACCGGTTGCATTTAATGGCATATCATCTCTCTGTAAGGCTGCGTCAATAAAACTACGACCAGGTGTGCCTCCAATTCCTTTAGTTACTTTATCTGAAATTGTTTGATCTATGCTTGATCCAAAACTAAATATATTTTTTAATCCAGTTAAAGCGTTAAACATTTGTTGTCTTACGATCATTCTTGCTAAATCGGCAAGAATTGATTTTGCTAAATTTTTAAAATTTAATTTACCTGTAAGTACGAATTGAACTAAAGCATCTTCCATACCTTTAAATGCATTTACAAAAGTATCTTTTATCTGCTTATTCATATCTTTTATAGAGTCCATATATTCCTGTACACCAAGTTTCATGGCCTCAAATGCATTTACAGATGTATCTTTAAGATTATTAGTATTTTCATTAGTTTTATTTGTCTCTGAATTTACTTCTGCAATAGATGTCTTTATAGTTTTAATATCAACATCTAACTCTTTAAGCTTTTCTTTTAATGCATCTAATGAGCTTTGTGCTTGCGCTCTACTCGTTCCTGTCATCCCTTGAAATCCAAGTGGAATTTTAGGGATAGCCGCTTCATAAGCTGCTATTTCTTTTTCAACCTTACCTCTTTCTATTAGTAATTCATCTAATTTTTCCTTTTGAAATTCCTCTCCAATTTTAAAGAATTTTCTTACTGCAAATGTAGCGTTATTTACTTGAACTACAATTTTAGAAAACTCAGATTGAAAATCTGCTCCAATTGGTCTTAATAGTTGACCGATATTATCTCCTAACTCAGTTAATGCAGTTTTCAGTCTATCTCCAGCAGCTTCTGGGCCTTGAGCTAGAATTTCAGCATTCTTACCATATGTTTTAAATAATGTTTGTGAGAACTTCATAAAATCATCAAGAGTTACTTTTCCTTGCTCCAAAGCTTTATCTAATTCTGCCGGTGTTTTATTCATAGAATCAGCAAATAAAGTAAATGCACCGGGTAGTCTCTCGCCCAGTTGTTGTCTCAATTCTTCGGCGCTTACTTTGCCTTTTGAGAAGACCTGAGCAGTTGCTCTCATGGCTGCTTTCATGTCTTCTAAAGATCCACCAGTTCCTCTTATACCAGCAGCTATTGCTTTAAATACTTCCTCTGCATCAGATACTGATTTACCAGCACCAACAACAGAAGCTGTTAATGATGTAAATTGCCTTGTAATAACATCTTGTGGTATTGCTAATTTTCGTGAAGTCTGTAATAAAAACTCTTGAGATTTTCTATATTTTTCTGTATCTCCAATAACAAGTCTTAAAGCTTTTCTTTGTAAGGCAAGTTGTGCCGAAAATGAAGTTAGCTCACCTGCTTGTTTTCTTACCATTCCAACCTGCGCTCCAATTGCAGCGCCAACAGCAGCACCAGCAGGGCCACCTACTTTAAGACCAATAGCACCACCTATCGCACCTTCTGGCCCTCCAAAAATTCCACCAGCAGCAATCGCTCCAGCACCTTTAGCAAATCCTTTTAATCTACCTTTTAATCCACCAGCCCCACCTCCAGCAGCAGCTTGTTTCATCTTTGCATCTAGCAAAGCTATATCTTTAGTTAACTCTTTAAACTCAAGACCAGTAACATCGGCCATATTACGCAAACCCTGTAAAGCAGTTTTTTGAGCTTGCATACTATTAATGCTATTCGCCGTAGCACCATTAACGGCCATTAATTGTTTTTTTACACTTGCTAATTCTTTACCCGAAAGACCAGAAAAACTTCTTTTTAAAACGCCAACTTCCCTACTTAATTTTTTAAAAGCCTTTGCTACCTGTTCATTTCCACCAGTTTGAAATTTTATACCAACTCTAGTAACAGTATCAGCCATATTATTTAGTTTCCTTATTTAATTCCTTCAAAGCTTTAGCTTCCATGATTTGGATCTCTTCTAAGATTTTAGACCTTTCTTTTATATTGTA